ATCAGGATAAAATAAATGTGATATTTTTCTACATACAAAATCAAATAATCCATGATCAATCTTATGTAAGTTATCTGATCTTAAACCTGGCCACTTTCCATCTTCTGATGGTGAGTATTTTAAATTTGTGGATAAATCAACAATACTGTCAGGGTCATCAAAAAAATTATCAACAATCAAATTTGGGTACATTAGTCGTCAGGTTGTATTCCGTATGGTGTTAAATCGTATTTGACTTTAGCAATACCTTCTTCTTTCTTTCTAATAGGTTGTCCTATCTTTGCTAAGATATCTGCAGGTATTTTCTTTTTTGTAATGTCGTAGGGTATAGGTGCATTTGCGACACATACCCTTACACATTCCCACTCTTCTTCTGTAAGATTATACATTAACCAAATGTTGAATCTGGTTCTAATGCTATAAAATACTTAAGATTATATTGTTTATTTGTAAACTCTGAAAGTAACTTAGATGATATTACAACATCATATGCACCAGGTATAATTTTTATATTTTCTACTTTGAAATTAAATTCAAATGTCTGGTCTGTTTCTCCAAGAAAAACTGCATATTCATTCGATGTATCATTCTTTTTATCACGAACAACCATATGAATCTCACCGTCTTTTCCAAGTACAGATAAATCAGGTAATTGATATACTGCTGCTGCTTTTACAAGTTTTTCTAATGAAGTGCTTTCTAATTGAAAACAAACTTCTTGAGTTGGTAGGTTAATCTCTTTTTCTGGTGGAGCAATAATTACCTGTGGGTCTGCATAGAAATACTTAACCCTTCTTTTACCCTCTTCAATTGTAATATATGCATCTTCTGTAAAATCAAGATTAGGGTCTTGATGTAAACTCAATCCATTTAAAAACTGGTTAAGATCGTATATTGCAACGTCTCGTGGAAAATCCTCTGGTATATCTGCTTCTGCAAGAATATTCTTTGCAACTGATATGGTGCGTAGTTGACTTCCTTCTTTTACAAGAATCGAATTATTAATCCCTGCAAAATTTTTAAGAACTGTAAGTGTGCTGTCTGATAATTTCATGAATTCCATAATTAAGGCATGTTGTGGTCGATTTGGTCAATGTTTCCAGTTGACATAGATGGTTTACCGTAGTGCCCATCGAAATGTAATAATAGCATAGCATAATGTATCACTTTCATCAAGTCTTTTGTGTTCTTTCCGTCTTTGTTTCCATACCTACTTCCATATTTTAGTATGTTTGCCTGACAAAAACCTGATGCGAGTTCTTTAGCTGCCATCAAATCTAAAGTCTGAACATTACGATATTCGTGTGATTTACCTGTGTAATGTCCTTGATATGTTCTTGATACATATTCTTGAATATCCTTCAAAATTTCTTTCTCGTGATATTTAAAATAGTGTGCCATTGGTTTTTCTTCTGTTACTTGTAATGACATTCCATCGTCATAAGTGGTAAAATGATGAGAATATTGGTCATCTATGTCTGCCATTTCATAATCAGCAGAGGCACCATCAATTGAATTTGATAAATCAATTTCATAGTCTAAACCATCGTCCTCAATAGCAGTATTACCTGCTCCAACGCTAGTGTCAATGATAGGATATTCTTCATCCATAGTTCCGTTCAATGCATCCCACGCTAAACTCCAAGCATTAATCATAGCAAAATAAAAAGTCATTTACTAAACTCTCTGCTCTTTCTTCTCCAAACTTACCCTTCAGATATCCTGATACTGGGTCAAGTTTAGTCATATAAGCATCGAAGTCTTTATAAACACTAGTGTCTTCACCAGTGGGTTTCTCTAATTCTACCATATCCCTGTACTTTGTCAAGTATTTGGTAAACATTTCCAAGTGGTCATCAACTTCATCCATCGTGCATTTAGCAATATAAACATTTTCAGAGAAATGATTACCAGGTTCAAAGAAACGATAGTCTCCTTCACTTTTTGGTAGTCCTTCAACTGAAAACAAATAGTTCTCTACTGGATGTTGATAGTCAAATACTATAATGACTTTCTTTTGAAAAAATCCCATCAAGTCCATACCAAAACAGGGCAGGTTACTGCCCGTCTTTGGATATATGATATTGTTGTAAATACAACTTTTATCATCCCATATTTCAACTTCTCTTGCTTTGATAAAGTAAGGAGTTGTATATGTCTTTGCTGTTAGGGAAGTTCCTTTACTTTCCCAATTTGCCCAAACGCTCCCTGACCGATTATGGAGAGGGAACATTTCGTGTAGGACATCTTTATAATTTTTCCACAGATTCATTTCAAGAGATTATTAATGAACTCTGGACTTTTTGAAAGAAGATTTCTGATAATAGGTTTTTCATTCTTTTCCCATTTCTTTATAAATTTTTCAAATAATTCTCTGTCTTTTTTATACTTAGGTGGTTCTAGAGAATTATATGAAAGACCTATTTTAATTCTGTCCTTCATCCTTAACCTCCTCAGTAGGCATTTCAAAGTCTGCATCCACTTTATCATATAATTCCATAAATGATTGCTTTGTTTCGTCATCAAAACGATTGATGCAAACTTGGATTGCTTTTGCTTTGTTCTTGAAGATAGAGTATGCACGAAGTATGTGAACTAATCTACGAGTACTGACTAACTCTTCGATACCACCATCATAGAATGTTTTGCGGATTATGTCTGCCCAATCTACTAACTTCTTAACAAACTCAGCATCTTTGACACCTACTCTATCTGCGTGTAATCCTAGAAGTTTGATTTCGTTGTTTACACTTGGATATGCTTGCTCAAATGTTACTGGGAATCTTTCAAGGAATGCTTCATTGAGCACGTTAGTTCCAATAAAGCGTCCGTCATCTGAACCTTTACCTTTAGTATTTGCTGTGGCAAAGATGTTGAATCCGTTTGCAGGTTTGACGAATCTTCCGACCTTCTTAAGGAAAACTCCTTTACCTTCAAGGATGGATTGGAGACAGAGGATTTTGTTACTGGCAAGGTCAACTTCGTCAAGGAGCAAGATAGCTCCTCTGTTGAGAGCTTGAATAACTGGTCCGTCATGCCATACGGTTTCACCGTTAACAAGACGGAAACCACCGATGAGATCATCTTCATCTGTTTCAATGGTAATGTTTACACGAATAAGTTCTCTCTTGAGTTGAGCACATGCTTGCTCTACAGAGAATGTTTTACCATTACCAGATAGACCAGTAATGAATGTAGGATAGAACATCTTAGAACTGATGATCTTCTTTACGTCAGCAAAGTTACCGAAAGGTACATAGTTTGGATCTTTGTCTGGTACAAGATTCTGTTCTACAATAGGTGCAGCAGGTGCATTGAATGTCTTCTCAAGTTTTTCTGCTACAGATAGATTCCACTTACCACGTGTAACTTTTTGGAACTGTGGAAGTTTGTTAATTCTTTTAGTAACGCTTTGCACTTTCACTCCAAAATGTTCAGCAGCATCTTTGACGTTATCACTAGTAACAACTTCTTCGTCTGTTGTTAGAAATGTGATTAGTTCTTCGTTAGTAAATTTTGATTGGAAAGGCATGGGATTTGTTTTGTGTATAATATAAAGTATAGTTCATGGTATAAGTAAATGGGAAAGTGATGTGCCACTTTCCCAACTGGTTATGCCACGTGTGATATGAATGAGTTAAGTAACTTTTTATTAGTGGACTTACTCTTAAGCATTTTTTTGAATGCTCTAGTAATATCACCTTTTTTAGCACCTTCCTTAACTTCAAACTCATGCTCATTCTCAAGATCTTTTGATGAGATAGCATAGAGTTCAGTATATCCTTTTGAGTCTGGAACTACAGCAGACTTATCTTTTCTCCATTGCTTTTGTACTTCTTCATATCTATCATATGAACCAAAACGAGCAACGAATTCAGATAATCTAGAAGGAGGTAGTAGACGGAATCCAAGAACATTTACTTCTGGATGTCTGTCACGAACTTGCTGAATAAATGTTATGGTAGCAGAATGATAATCCATTTTAGAATATACTCTACCTGTCTTACGATCACGTAATGCACAGTTACCATAGTCTATAGTTTTAGGAGTAACTCTAGACTCTTCTCCATCATCATAAGTATGACTTGAACCATAAGAAATAGAGTTTGATTCACCATCTGTTAGGATACAAACATTTACTCTTTGAACATCACTCTGTCTTTTGAAACTAGGAATGATGTAGTTAAGCATAATCACTGCTTCGTTCAATGGAGTACCAGATAATTCTAGTCCTATTGAATAATGGTATGTAGTATTTCTGCAAGAAAAAGCATACGCTTCACGGAAGATGTTTCTGCACTGTCTCTCATAATCTTTTGGATTAGAACGAGAAGAAAGAAAGTTCATTAGATGAAACTCACCTTCTGCAAGATATAGATATCCTTTTTCTATACCTACGTAATTTCTTTCACGATAGTAGTAGTAATCTGGTTGTGATTGACCTTCCATAACACGGATTGCTCTCTGCCACTCATTAGTAAATGCATATACCTCAAAAGGAATTTGTACTTTCTTACAGAATGCAGTTAGATTGAGTAACTGTTTTACAGTAGGAAGAATTTCATACTGCATAGAACCAGACCAATCAAGAATGAAAATCATGCCATGATTTTTACCATCAGGTACGATGCTAATTCTTTTGAATAGGTCTTCACTGTGCTTGTATGTGTGAAGTTTAGAAGTATCAAGAACACCTGTCTTAGCAGTTGAAGTACGTGCATATGCGTCAGCAGACTTACGACACTCAAACTCTTTTACAAGATAACTTACTTCTTTCTTGTTCTCATTACGAAACTCTTGATACTTAGCATCAACATCAGCATAAGTCAATCTAGTATCCCAAGGTGTATCTGGTTTTTTTTCTGACTCTTCTGCATTCTGATCAATCCAATCATGAATAACTTTCCAATCAACAAGAACTTTATTTAAGTCAACTGTTTTAGGAATCTCAACATAATTAATATTTCTGGTATTACTTGTATCAGATAATGATTCTGTTTTTTTATCAAATTTTTCTTGAGTCTCACCTTCCCAATGATCACCACCTTCATAACCACCTGATTCCCCTTCATCAAAATTAGGGTCATCTATGTCAGACTCTTGATCTATCTCTTCATCAGTTGCATCACTATTAGATGGTTGCTGTGATTCTGTATCTGAATCATAATCATTATTATCTTGACCATCAAATTGAATATCCAAAGATCCATCAGTATTTGATTCTTGCTTTTGCTCTTCTTGTGATGCTTTAACAAAAGCACGAATGTCTTCAGCAAGAGTTAGAACTTCATCAAATGTTTCTGTATTTTCTGCACGTGTTACAAATACTTTCTCTTCTTCTGTAAAAGGAATAAGAGCAGATGCACCAACCTTGTAGTGTAAGTTGATACGATCAATCAATGCAAACTCACTTAGGTTTTCATCAGCAATCTCAAAGAAATCTAATGCGTTTAGTTCGGCATATCCACCAGAAAAACTTTTGCGGATACCAGGATACTTACGCTTCATCAACTTCTCAATACGAACATCTTCAACGACATTTACATATGATTGTGGTACTTTAACTTTCTTTCTCCAATCTTCATTAGGTGTGAACAATGCATGTCCTACCTCATGACCTACAAGCATGTCATATACAATGTTGCTTGCTTTGTCCCAGTTAGGTAGAGTCAATACTCTACGTTCTACATCAAACTGTGCAGTTGGTACGTTACGATGCTCCACTACTAAATTTTCTGTTGCTAGTAGTCTTGCTAGATTTCCTTTAATTTCTTTCTGAGACATTGATTTGTTGATTGGTATACTTTAGTATACACTAAAAATTCACTTAGCCAACCAGTGCATGTGTCACTTCGTGAACTGTCTCCTCTAAGGTAGAATAATTTTTATCCTTGTTAACAGTAATGGTACGATCAAACTTATCATCTAAAATAGTTTTGTGTGAGATAACAAATACGTTTGTATTATCGTCAAAGTTACGTAAGATCCAACCAAGATCAGAAGTACCAGACTGGTCAAGCGATCCGTCAAAGATTTCATCTAAAATAAGTAGGTTAGTGTCAACACTATTCTTGAGTTTAGCAATAGATCGCCAAGTTAGTAATAGACTGATATCTATACGAGCTTTCTCTCCTTCACTAAAACTTTCATATGAGAATACGTCTCTATATCTAGACTTAATAGTTTCCTCAAAGTGTTCGTTAAGTGTGAAATTGACATAAAAATCCATACTCTGTAAAAACTGGTTAATCAGTTTATTCATTGTAGGAAGATATGTTTTGATGATTCTAGTCTTGATACCACTATCTTTCAAGAGAGTTGTAGCTACCTGTAACACATCACGATCTTTCTTACTGGTAGTATAGTTTTTCTTAGTTTCTTTTTTATCTACTAACATCTCTTCTAACTTAACAAACTCTGCTTTTTTATCTGGTGTAGATCCTTCTAACTCTTTAATTTCTTTATTGATTTCATCAATATTATTTCTGATGCTCATCAACTGATAATTTATATTTGTTATAGTAGTGTTCTTTGTATTGACATCCTGTGACAGTTCTATAAATTTTTCACTTCTCTCTTCCTCTTCTTTAATTGCAGTTTGTAGTTCTTCATAACCTACATTCATTTCATCAAGTTTTGTCTTTCCTTCTTCTATCTTATCTGATCTAAACTCATCAGATAAATCTTGAGTACATGTAGGACACACATGATTGTCTTCAAAAAACTGATGCTCTTTCTTACAAGAAGATAATTTTGTATTCAACCTAATAAGAAAAGTATTTAATTTTTTTAATTTACTAGAACTTTTGGAATACTCTTCCATTTCTGTTGATAGATTTGTAACTTCATCTGTGAGATTCTGAATTTTTTCTAAAGAATTTTCTTCTTCTTCAGAATATTCCTTAATCTTTTCTTTCTTTTTATCAATCTCTGCTTCTGTTTTCTTCTTCAATTCTAACATATACTTCTTCTGAAGTTCTATTTTCTCATCTAAGAGATGTAATTGATAATCTAAGTCTTTGATCTCTTCATTATTTTCTCTTATCTTATCTTTTAATCTGCTATTCATTACAGAGAAAACTTGAATGTCTAGTATATCTTCAATAATTTCCCTACGTTGTTGACCAGGCAAACGCATAAAAGGTACAAAGGTACTAGATCCTAGCACCACAATCTGTGTGAATGACTTGAAGTTCATCTTCAATACATTCTGTTCTAAATTCTTTTGTTGATCTACTGCCTTGGCATCCTCATCCCACGGTTGACCATTACAATACACCATAAACCTATTAGGTTTGATACCACGAATTACCTGATAACTATTTTTTCCAATACTAAATTCTATCTCTACCATAGTGTCTTTCTCATTGACACTATTAACTAGCATACTCTTACTAATTTTTCTAAATGGTTTTCCAAAGAGAGAAAATGTCAACGCATCTAAGATGGTTGACTTACCTGATCCATTGTGTCCTACAATTAAATTAGTTCTAGAACGCTGTAGATCAATCTCTGAGAAGACATTCCCTGTAGAAAGGAAGTTCTTCCAACGAACTTTTTCAAAAACAATCATTCTTTAGTTATTTCGTCTGGTGGTATAATAAGATCATCAGGACTTATAATAGAAAACTTCTGACCTTGTGCTCTACAGGAATTGATAATAAAATCTGCTTCTGTTTCTAACACTTCTAATTCTGGATTCTCTTCATCCTCTTCTAGTGCCATAACATAGCGATCTGCATCGTCTTCCTCTACAAATAGAGGGACAATGCGTTCATCTTTTGAATCAAACACAGAATATATTCCTTGTGGATGTCCTTTGAGAGTGATGATAAACATAGATTATACTACCTCGCATGATTCTATGTATAGAGATTGCATAAGTTTTTTAAGATCGGTTTTATCTACAGACAAATCAATTTCATCTATATACTCACTCAACAATGTAAGAGTATCCTTGATATTCAAGTCTACATCATCAACCGCATCTATGTCAACTAATGTTTCAACAATCTTAATATCATGTATTCCTGTACGGTAAAGTCTCTCAACAAATTCTTCAAACTTAGTATAACTACGTTTTTCTTCAACAATAATTTTTACAAAACAATCTTTGAATTCATCCATATTAAAATTTGAATAGTCATTATCCAAATCATTGTAATAAACTTTTTGAAATATTTCAAAAGGATTTTGAATAAACCTAAGTTTATTTGTTTCAGTATCATAGATATGGAATCCTCTTTTATCTTTATAGTCATTCCAATACATTTGATATGGATTACCTAAGTATTGGATGTTACCTATCTTTGATCTATGATGAAAATGACCTGACCATACTCTATCATATTTTTTAAATATAGAACAATCCAATCCACCATGATCAAATCTCATACCAGGTGTAACTTCAAAACCATTTATTTCTAAGTGACCACATACTATGTTAGCATCTGAATCTGCTATTGATTGTAGAGACTCGTTTTTATTATCAGAGTTTATCCAAGGTAGCATCAAAAACTTCTTACTACCTAGTTTCAATTCTTCTACATCTTTATAAACTCTAATATTTTTATAAGTTTCTAGTAATAGTTCTGGTGAATTAATCTTACTCGTATTTTTATAGTACGTAGTATGATTACCAAGAATCATGTGTACATCATACTTTTCAAGTCTGTCAAAATAATTTGTTTTAATCCGATTAAGAGTATTAAAATCCACAGACTTTCTGTTATCAAATGTGTCACCAAGATCAAAGACTGTAGTGATACCTTCCTTCTCAAGAGTAGGAAAAAATATTTCGTCATAAAATTTTTGCCAGTAATTCCAGAACGGAAGAGAACCCTTACGTCCATCTAAATGTTGATCTGTTATGAGTGCTATCTTCATTTGTTAATTCCATAAGGTGTTAGATCATAATAAGGGATTTCTAATGGTTCACCCTTGCGAGGTGTTGGTTCTCCTATCTTCTGTAGGATATCACCAGGTATTTTTTTAAGAGAAATGTCATAGGGTATGGGTGCGTTTGCTACACATACCCTGATGCACTCCCATTGTTCCTCAGTAAAAAAATTATTATGATACATTATCTATCTCCTGCTTTTCTATTCTCTGATTTGTCAACAGAAAATGATCCACCAGGATATCTTTTCTCTAATTTTTTGACATTACCTCTAACAACATCGTCAAATGATATGTCTAGTGCCATGCATGCTTGTGCTACATACCACATAACATCGCCCAACTCAATAATAAGGTGTTCTCTATTGTCGCTGTTCCAAGGTTTACCTTGAAATACCATCTTTTTAACGATCTCCAAGAACTCTCCAGACTCAGCAGCAAGGCCAACACCAGAAGTGGTAAGACGTTCAATATTGGCACCCTTTCTGTCAAGTTCAACCAGACGATCAGCAAGATAGACAAAATCTTTAGAACTATCGGATGTGACAGCATCGACAAACTTCTCGTATCGTTTAAAATCTACAGTCATTTTCACTCTCCAAGACGATGAATTACAGGTTTTTCGTGTAGTAGTATTTTATATAGCAAACTATTTTCTGCACAAGATACAGGTTTGAATTCCTCTGCTGCATTGAATCCATCATATCGTTTTGCTTGATTGATTACTATAGATCCCTCTTCTCCAGACACAGATCTGTGCCAAGTTTTTGCAGGAATTATAAGTGCACCACTGTGTACGTCTAACCTTACTATATGATATGGATATTTCCATGTATTATTGACTAATTCAAAAGTTCTTTCACCTTGAACTACTCTGTTGTAATCGTCTTGAAACTCATGTATATAAAATTGTTTTGCTCCTACTCCATCATCAGGTGGTGATATAGCAGCACCAGTATGCACCACTAAATCTGCTGCATTTGATTCATCAACTGATATATCATAGAAGATAACATCTTCTGTCTCACGAAACACTCTGTGTTTCTTAAAATGAATGTCACTCATACTTTTAATTGTGCAAATTTTTTCGACATCTCATCCTTATCAGGTATTTCAATGTCTTGATTAGCGTCAGTAATGCCTTGTTGTGCTGATTGTTCTACATCATATAGTCTCATCTTTGCACGATCAATCCCTACAACGAACCTCTTGTTAATAGTAGGATCATTGTATCTATTCTTGAGTTGCTTAACCATTATTTGACTGATCTCTTCCAACTCTTCAGTAGATATAAGAGCGAACATAAGATCAGCAGTTGCAGGAAGACCGAAGGACTCACTTGTATCAGTAAGATCGACATCACTACTACCATAGCCAGAACGAGTCGTCTGAGTAGCGGAGACGATAGGTACGCAAGCCTCAACCGCAAGCCCACGGAGCTCTTCCGCAATCGCTTTAATATAGGAATACGAATTAACATTGCCTAGTTTAGAATATCGGGATGATGCACAAATATTTAGATAGTCTATGTATATTATATCAGGTTTGAATGATTTTTTCAATGCCAGATCATTTAGTAGTGCCCTAAAGTGACCTACATGTGCTGATGCTGTAGGGTATTCTTTGATGACTAGTTTACCTTGAGTCTTTTTAGATATACTTGTTACCTTATTCTCGAACATAATCTTAGGTAACTCAGTAATGTTCTGTATATCACAGTTCAATAAGTTAGAGTCTATTCTTTCGGCAATCTTTTCTTCTGCCATCTCAAGAGTAATATACAAAACGTTCTTACCTTGGAGTAGAACAGAACTAGCACAATGACACATGAACAAAGACTTACCCACACCAGTCCCTGCAAGAGCAACATTGAGAGTCTTGTTAGGAAGACCACCTTTTGTAATCTTGTTAAAGAACTCCAGATCAAAAGGAATCTTTTCTTCTTTTTGATGATAGAAGTCGTATCGTTCTTCGTAATCTTCAAGGTAATCGTGACCTATATGGTTATCGAATGTAACTGCTAATGCTTCAGATAATATAGTTGGTATTGCTCCTGCTGCTCTCTGCTCATCATTGCCTTCTGCAATCTTAATAGATGACATTAAAGCAAGATATAATGCTCTTTCTTTACACCACTTCTCAGTTGTATCTAATATCCATTCAAACTCAGATTTCTCTGTATCAATATTATTAATAGCTTTTACAATCTCTTGATGTTGGTCGTCAGAAATATCCTTTAACTGACCAACTTCTATTTCTAGTGCTTCTTTTGTAGGAATGGCACTATAATCTACAAAGTATTTAGATAAAACATCAAATAATTTCTTACCTGTGGTGTCTGCAAAATACTCTGTCTTAATAAAAGGCATTGCTTTACGCACATACTCTTCATCAAGTAATAGATTCTTTATAACTAACTGTTCTACTTCGTTCATTTATTCCACATAAACTTGAATGGACATTTACTTTCTTCTTTTACTCTATTTTCTATCAATCCCCATGAGTCAAACTTAGAAAATATTTTTAATCTCATGTTTGCAAGAGCACCACTAACTTTCTCCTTTGTAGGTGGTGCATATTCTATCTTAAAATTAGATCTAGATCTTTGAGAATATAATCTAAAATAATACAAAGGTAATCCTTTAGGTATAAAAATTTGTTCATTTACATCCAATACCTTTACTCCTACAGATAATGGTCTAAACCATACAGAAATAGGGAACGTTGCAGGTACCAGTTCAAGACCATATCTAGAAAGAAGAGGATGTGGAACTTGCTCTACCCATACATCTTTATCTTTTGTCCATAAAGATAACAAATACTTAAATTGTATCTCAGGATACTCGTTATCAAACCAATCTGGTGGTTGATCTATTAAAGAATACTTTGCTTCTGGTGTCAATGGAGAATGTATAATTTTTGTTTGACTTTCTACAGTAAACTTAATATCAAAAGGTGATTTTACCAACCATGTATTTTTACCATACTCTTTCCATGCAGGACACATTGCATGTTGATATCCTTTATCATAATCTTTTCCAAATTTCTCTGGAGGATCTGTGTAATCTGTAGGTAATGTTTGCTCAAGTGTGTCTCCAAGAGAGAAAGACCAATAAACTGTTTTCATAATTAATTCTTAGGTTGCAATCTAATTAAAAGAGTTATTGCTATTCTTTTTTTATCAACTTTAGGTGTGCTATATTCTAAAAAAGATGGATGTATTATAACGTCACCTTGATTAACATACAACCCTGCACCACTTACCCATTCATCTAGATTAGGATTGAATGGATCTATTAAAGATTTTGCAGGATGATGAAATATATCTGATTGCTCAGGTTCTTTACTTATGTAATGTGTAGCAGTGTAATGACTAGGTAGAGTATTACATCTATCTAAACTATCACCCTTCTCCAATACTGTCAACATTATATCTGTAATTAATGCAATAGTATCATCTTGTATTTTTAAATCTTCTAGGAATTTCTCTGTTATATCAGTATAACTTGCTGATAAATTTGCAGGGATGTCTGTAATATGTAATCTAAACGGTGCTGTAATATTAAATTTTTCTTCTTCGTATTGTTCGTTTGCCCATCTATCTATTAACAAATCACTTAAATGATATTTGCGAATAGGACATGGGAATAAATCATCTCTCATGATCCATACCTAAACTCTTGACCCGCTGCCCAGTCAAGTTTTTCCATTATTTCTGTTGTGAAGTATTTGTCAGGATCCTTGAGAATAGCAGAAGGGTAGACGCTAGACTCCCCAACAACAACACGGTTACCTTTACGTTCAAAAACTCCATATTTCTCACCCAGTTCCAGTAGTCCGTAATACTTGTCAAGTCCACGTTCATCATAGTAGAGTCTGATACTAACACTTGCGTTCTCCTTTGATAGTCTGCTCTTGGCAGTTTTTGCTTTGATTATATTTCCTATCACTTCTTTACCGTCCTTCTCTTTAGACTTTGAAAGATAGATTATTGTAGAAGCAGCGTACTTGAGTCCACTACCTCCACCCATTTCTTTGGTAGGTACATAAGCACCAACCACATCATATGTATGATTAGTAACTAGCATAGGTACGTTCGCTTTACCCAACTTCAGTGTAAGTATTCTGAAGATAGCTTTGACCACCTGTGCTCTAGTCATGTCACGAGTGTCTTTACCTTCAGCAGAGTCTTGTAACTCTTTACTTGTTGACAACATACCAAGAGAATCTAAAACAAACATTAAGGGTTTGCGATCTTTCTCTGGTTGTTCTAAATATTTGTCTAATATTCTGATTGCCTGTGTACGAAACTCCTGTACTGTAGTGACAGGTACGAGCATCATACGTGTGGTGTCCACGTTACGATCCTCCATCATCTGTTTAGTGATGGCAGCTTCAGACTCAAAGTATATAACTCCTGCGTCCTTGTTCTCTCTTAAAAAATTTTCTACAATACCAAGACAAAAGAATGTCTTACCTGTAGATGATTCTCCTGCGATAGCAGTGATCTTATTAGAAGGGATACCACCTGTGATACTACCACTTACCAGTGCGTTGAAAATATAAGAACCAGTATCTACATACCCTCCTATATCTCCTACTGATCCGTCTGCTAATATTCCTGCGTAGTCGTTACCTATTTCTTTAACGACATCTTTCAAAAAACTCATGTAAATAAAAATTCTAGCGTTGACTTCTTCTCTGTATCCCATCCTATCACATTAGTGATGATTTGTAAAGGATCAAGAAAAGATTTTTTAAATTGGGCATCACGATCTATCTGCCCTTCAAGTCCCAATTCTTTTGGAAATGTGTTAAGGAAAGAGATAACGTTTTCGTTAATTTTGTTTGGACGTCTAAGATGTAGATACTTAATTTTCTCACCCTCTTGCACTAGTGGATATTTGTATTCAAGTTTTTTCTTTTCGATATGAAAATTATAAAGCAAAGTTCCACGAACATGTAAAGGGGTGCCCTTTGAATACACGGTTGTTGACGCCTTGTATTTACGTAGTCCATTAACTGACCTCGGAAATGCAATGTCTTCTGGTGGTAAATTTTCAAATGTTTTTCTGAAACTATCTATGTAAGATACAAGATCGTTTTCTGTGCCATCCATCATAATTTTGATAGCATCTTTAATAGCATTACGACATGGCATAGGTGTTGAAGATTTAACTGCTTCAATACCCATCATCTTGAGTTTAGGTTCTTGATATCTTACACCTTCACTATCCCATACATTGAGCATGTATCTTTTCTTTGCAGTCCAGATACCAGTAGAAGCAATGTTCTCTCGCTTCATGATCATTTTTTGCTCGTATGCATTTACATATGTGGCCAACGCTTCATAAGAACTAGAAATATATTTTTCAAGTTCCATCTCACACACCTTATTAAGGAAAGAGACGACGCTCGAATCATTTGTCTCTCTCCCCTCGAATACCTTTTCAACCAAATTACCCAGATTGAGGTAAATGCTATCAGTATCACTAGCAATGACATAATCTTTTTTCTCCGTTTTCAATATGTTGTTTAGATACGCATTCATCTTGTGTTCTATCCATCGGATAGACACCTGACCAGATAACGTAATCGCTTCAGCATTAATAATATTATAGTATCTAAAATACTGATTGCCAATAGCACCATATGCACTGTTCAATTGAATCTTACGTGCCATTTGAATATTATTATACTTACTTATACTCTTTTCTAATTCTTTTGTGGGGGTTTTCTCATATTCCTGCTTGGCAAGGATCATCAACTTCTTAGATTGCACACGTTCATCGTATATTTTCTTCATCATCTCTGGTAAAAAACCATGAATGTCTTTACGATACATTGCACCATTAGCACACAGACAAAACTCTTTAGGAACCTCTACCTTCTGCGAGAGGATTCCATTAACTGTAGCGGATGGATGCCTCTTTTCAACGAGGGTCTCTGGGGAAATATTATACTGCATAATGAGATGAGGATACAGACTATTGAGGTCAAAACTAACCACCCAATTATAGCGTCCTGCAATCGGTTCTTTGACATATGCTCCTGCGTATTTTTCATCTTTGTCTGATCGTTTGCCTGGCGGAACAACAATGCCTTTTTTGTTCAGAAAATTGTAGATCAGTGTGTCCCACATTCTTACCTGATAATATACATCTTGCATATTAACCTTAGCGTCATATGCTAGGGCAACAGCAAGTTCTATCAACTTCATCTTTTCTTCTAGTCGTGAAACTAATTCCACGTCGACGATGTTGTAATCAATAAACTTTTGCCAATCTTTTGTATAAAAATCTTTAAAGTTTTCAAACTCATTGTGATCAACTTTTCTTTGACCAAGTTCTACAAATGCAATATGATCTAAACGATATGATTCTTGATTTGTATATGTGAATTTCTTATATAAGTCAAGGTAGTCGATGACATTGATCCCTGACATTCTGTAGAATATTTGTTCGCGTCCTTTTACTTCTATCTCTTCTCTCTTTACATGACCCCATGGTGACATGAGTTTCATTTCTTTCTCACCAAACAATCTTTCTAGACGACCACAAATATATGGTACGTCATATCCATCTACGTTCCAACCAGTAAGAATATCAGGAAAGTTTTGTATCCAGTAATCTAGAAAACAACGAAGTAGATGTTGTTCTCCATCACACAATATAAACTCTACATCATCACGTGTATTTTTATATGGTCGAGTGCCAAATACTTTTAACTTACGAGTTTGATAATCCTGCACTGTGATACTGAGCATCTCCTCAGCACATTCTTTTACATTAGGAAATCCATTCTCACATGCCACCTCAATATCGAGTGACATAATATTCAGTTTCTTAAAATCGTAATCTACTTCGTCAGGAAACTCTTGAGATATAAACTGATACAAATATCTGTCATAACCATGCACCTCAAAGTTTGGAACTTCTTTATACTGGTCAACAAATTGACGTGCTTCACGCACAGACTCAAACCTTACTGGTTTTGCATACCTACCATCAAGTGTTTTCCATCTAGTTTGTTTTTTAGTAACGACAAAAAGAGTTGGAGAGAACTTAAACTTACGTTGAATACGTTGTCCATCTTCGTATCCGATGTAGTGTATGTTGTCTCCAACCAGTTGTACGTTGGTGTAAAAACTCATTTAGTAACTGTCTCGTATTTCTTTTTTAATTCTGCTGTTGGTGTGACTATTGTAGCAATAGTTTCAGAATAAAGCAATACGTCAGTGTCTGTTGTGTAACGTGGCCATGGTTCTAACGTGCCATCCTCCTTAATTAAATAAGGATCTTGCATATGACAACTAGGTTCTTCTTCTAGTTGTTCTGCCATGGTAATTAATTCAATACCACTCTTTAATATTATCAAAGCGATTTGCATAATGTTTCTAATTTGCGTAGGTCTTCTTTGTCCCAGATGTTATTGTCTTGTTTTTCGTAAAGATATACAGGAGCAATAGATTGTAGTTCTGGAATAAATGTTTTGGTAATTAGATTACCAATATACATCCTAGGTTTATATTCGTCAACCCTTATGTTAAAGTAACTAGGACCGTTGAACATAAGATGCTCAAATGTCTGTGTGCCACCTACAAATAATGGGAAGGGTTGTGGTACAAAATTCAGATCATATAGTGGAGTTTCTATGGGTTGATCAAATGATGCGATGCCAACTTGACCATTGATTAGTGCAGGGTAATCAACTAAAAATTTTTTTAAAATAACTGTCCCTGTAACTTCAATAAGTTTACTGCCATGAAATTTATGATCTGTTTTATATGACAGAATTAAATTATCATCAATGTCATATAACTTATGTTTCCTCATCGTCTAGTATTGCTTCTGCGTCTTTAAATATTTGTTCCATATCTAAGTCTTCATCAGTAACACCCGCAATGACATCTTCATGTGCCTTAAAATTTTTCTCGTATTGTTCTTCTTTTATTGCTTGAACATATTGTTCTGTAATACTATCCAGTGGTTCGTATGCTGTAATAACATGCCCTGCAGGAAGAAAGAAATCTTTGTCCTTACTTAGAGGTGCCCATGGAAACCATGATAATTGATATCCCTTCTCACGATTAAATACAAGTTCCCCTTCGTCAGATACAATATCTAAACGAAAAGGTTTATGTAACTTAAATCCTATAGATTCTTTAGTCTCAGGATCTGCTAACTCTTGTACCTCTGTAATTATTTCTTCGTTAGATCTTAATAATAAAATCTTTATACTCATTCTACGTTGCCACCCATCTTCTGTACGTTAGTAATATATGTATCACGAAGACTTGGCATAGGTTCTAGTATAGTTACAACCATATTATGATTCAATGGAATTTTGACCTCTGGTGAAAGAGGACACCATGGAGAATAATGTACTTTAACTTCTGGATCTGTTACGATTCCTGCAGCATCAAGTTTTGGTTGATCATATTCAACTTTGTATGGGTAGTTTGCAATATATGCTTGTCTTGCACCACTTTCTTTATCAACTGCTTCTTGTAAGTCGCAGATGATGGTATCACCATTGAACATGATGACAACCTTTACTCTCTCAGATTTTACTAAAAATTGAGGAGGAGTTGGTGGTGTTATGTTTATTGGTTCTTTCTTTCCTTTTGCCATTTTGTTACGTCAGTTGGGATAGATTCAATACGTTCTCTACTTATTGTAACATATTTTTCGTCAGTGTCAATACCTATAAACTTTCTGTTAAGTTTAACTGCTGCGACACCTGTAGAACCAGATCCCATGCAGTTGTCTAATACGGTATCACCCTCATTAGAAAATGTTGTTATCAACCATTCCAATACAGGAACTGGTTTTTGTGTAGGATGTACTTGTTGTTGTGCAGAGAAGTCTCTTGATATGTTAAGGATTGACTTAGGATATCGTGTGCCTTTGTTTTCAAAACCTTTTACAGGTTTAAGACCATATCCATGATCATTCCTTTTACTTACATACCCCTCTGGATTCTTACTCTGTCTTTTAAATGGTTCTCCTTTCTCCATGATAGGATTATATGTTCCACCAGGTTTTTTGGCAAACAACAATATATTCTCATGAGTTTTCATAGGTCTATACTTTGCTAGACCTGGCGAACCACATTTGTTTTTGTTCCAGATTAGTTCATACTTGAACCATTTTAATTTAGAACATATAAGTTGTGAGGAGAATGGTTGAGAACCGAACAATGCCATCATACCTTTTGGTTTTATGATACGACCATACTGTTCCCACATCAAATTAAAGTCTAGGATCTCATCCCACTTAATAGATGTTGTACCATATGGAGGATCACAACAGATGAAGTCAACAGACTCATCTGGTATCTCTTTCATCAGTTCTAGGCAATCACCTAGTCTTAGATCATAAGTTTTCAAATCCATCATGTGATGATATCTTTTTACGTACTGAGTCCTTGTAACATTCTACTATAAATTCGTACGCTTGTCTATGGGTACGTGTTACTGGTGTCACATTATCTTTCCATTTAATCTGGAATGGTAAGTTGTTACCATTTGATGTTAGTTTCTCAAGTGACTTGAGAGATTGTAGGTGACACTCTCCTGTTGTTTTGTTTAGTGCAATGATGTAGTAGTCACGATTGTTATCTTTATTATGTGTCTTTAATAAATTTTCAAAAGTTTGCCATCTCTGTACCTTTACTTTATTTTCTGGTAGATCTGTAAGTGCATATAGTATTGCTGCTTTTGATGAAAAATTATCTGCTGCATTTTTAAATGCTGATGATTTGATATTCACTGGATAACCATATATCTTTACATCCCACCACTCTCTTGCAACTGGTTTCTCAATAGCATTACCATATCTTTCTGCAAGAAGATCTATAATGGTATCTTCGTCAGCAATACTATTGACTCTACCATCTTCATGTCCTTCAGCAATTTGAATTGTAAGTGTATTTAAAAAATCTACTGCTGAGTTTAGTTCTTTAGGAAACATGATTTGTTTTGTGTATATACACATTATAATACCCCTGACATGTATATGCCAGAGGTATTGTGACAGTTTTTAAACTGGTTAGATGTAATCGACTCTCTTGTGGTGCTCAGGAACTACTTTTCCTAATACGATACTGAGGAGTCCATCATTAAACTCGACGGATCTAACCTCCGTATCATCGGAGAGCGTCCATGCTCGTTGGAAGGCACGTTGTGCCAATCCTTGATGGACATACGTTCCATCTTCTTCTGATTTTTCTTTGCTTGCTTCGACATATATCTTTCCATACTCCGTATAGACTTTGACGTCATCTTGCTTGAAGCCAGCAAGTGCAATTTCAAGTCGTGATTCTTCATTACTTAGTTGGATTAGGTTATAAGGTGGGTAGTTAGTCTGGGTTGTGTTCCAGAATGAATCGAAATAACTATCCATTCCTATGCTGTTCTTTGTTATCTTATCAAACAGTGTTGGTAAGTCTGCAGCAGTGTACCTTTGAATTTCCATAGTGGTTCTCCTATTATAGCGAGTGTTAATTTTGTCCCCGAAGGCGACACTACTAATTATAACAGCAGACACAAAAAAGGAGGTTCGGTTATTGCTCCTTCTTTTTTCCTATGTTGTATTTACTTTCCAAAGTCCAATCACCTTTCTCTCTATAAGCAAGAACTTTGATTTGACTTAGAGGTGCTACGTCAGCAATACTCTCTTTACTATTGATTGATACCAAACCCCAGTCACCTAGCAACTGTACTATACGATTCCTACGTTGCACATCATTAAGACTTAGGTTTGCTTTTTTTCCGTCCAGAGCAAACAACTCTTTGAAATGCACGATGTAGTACTTGCCCTGCTTATGCAGTATGTGACATGATTGATATAATTTTTTTTCTTTTCTGGATGCTACTCCAATTCTTGTCAGTGTTTCTCTTACTTTAAGAAAGTCATCTGGTTCGCGTAGTGCTACCTCTATCATACTGTCGGTAGTCCATGCAACTTCCTCAGTGATCGCAGTCATTTTTTGCCTCCCATGTCATGTTGGTTACGAATAGTTTCAAGTTGGGTTTTGGTTAGAAGACTTACTGCGACCTTCGCTTTCTCATTACTATATCCATAGTGTTTTTTAACTAGATCCAAGTCATCGACTTGTTCCTTCTTCAACCAAGGGGAAAATCTTTTTCTCTTCCTCAAAGTATATAGGAAGAAAGAGTACTGCATATCCTTATCAAGGTTACTGTACTTGTTCATTTCATTTGCAAACAGTACAGTGTCTAGATGTCCTGACAAACACCTATTGACAATGTATGGAGGGTAGGATGATATTGTTTCTGGATCTTCTTCTATCAGATTGTTCTTGTTAAAGTTGATAGAGTTCAACCAATCTTTTAGTTCCATTAGAATGTTCTGATAGGACCTACGACACCTGTTCTAGAATTATTGACACGATATATCTGTGTTCTTCCAGACTTAGTTTGAACATGGACTTCTTCACCCATGATAATTGCTGATTGTGATTCTGGTGCGAATGTAGATAGACCTCCTCTACGTGTATTGTAGAGTTGGCAGTATCCACTAGGCAACACTCTGACTCCTATACTTTCCATAATTAAGACAAATTAGTTCACGACGTTTTGTTTGGTCTATCATGTATGTTCCTGTAGACCTCATTGTATAAGTATGAGCAAAGTCATACTGATACCACTCCTCAAATCTATGAATGATATCGGGGTGGTTATTATATGATATCATGACGTTACACAAATGTCCATCCATAATATCTGCAAATCTTGCATGGTCAAAACCTTTATGCATCTGACCTTTATGACCATAGAGATTGTCTTTTACCTGATAAGGTGGATCTGCATATAAGAATACATCACTCTCATCAGATTGTAACTCACTATAATCTAGACATGTAATCTTCCAATTTTTTATTAACTTAGAATAGTATTTGAGATTATCAATACCACGTATGGAGAAGTTGGAATCACTTGCTTGTGGTGAGAAGGAAGAAGATTCAGTAAGACCAGAGAAACTACACTTGTTAATGATATAAAAAGCAACCGCTTTATCTTTGTATCCAATATCCAATTCATTTACTTTCTCCTTAGCATCTAAAAATAATTGTCTAGCAGACCCTTGATCAGGATGTCTTTGTTTTAATTGTATGAGTTGATCATACAGGTAGTCTCCATCGTCTCTCAATACTAACCAGAAATTATATAATGGTTTGTATAGATCATTGACCCAGATAGGTATATCAGGATAACGTTTTGTCATCTCGATTGCCATGCTACCACCACCTAAGAATGGTTCACGATATTCTGTAATGTTCTCAGGCAACCACTGACATAACTTAGGAACTGCTCTTGACTTACCGCCAGGATATCGTAGTGGTGTTTTCATTCTGTTTCTACTGACTCTAGTTCTTCTATTGCATCTACTGGCACTTCATTGCCATCTATACTATACCAATGCTGATCATCTCTTATGCCTAGGTATGCTAGATCACTAAAGGTATGCTCTCTTAGCATTGCTTGTAATCTCCAATGTATTAGTTCAGATTTTTTCATTGTACTATTGTCATCCCATAGTCTTCTGGAGATGGAACAGGTAAGTAATAACCATCAGGTTGTGGTGCAGTTCTTCTTCTTTGTGGCATTTGTATAAGATCAATAGTTTCTTCAAACCACCTGTTCATGGATCTTGCCATAGCACGATAAGAGGTTCCAACGTATAGTTGTCCACTTACAACAGCAACGGTTGCTGCACCCCAGAACACATAATAAAATCTAGATTTCATTTGTGCTCTAATCTTGTCACGTTTACTCATAAGTTTGTTAGTCATTTGAAGTTACACTCCACCATAATTTCGGTTAGTGCTGCTAAGAGATTTATTTCTTGATCAGCAACGAATGCTGATTGGTACTGATACTTAGCAATAATCAATACCGCTTGAGGTATACTTGTTGGTGCAAGAGATTCATAAAGATTATCATACACTGTCCTTAGTATAGCATTAGGATCATTATCTAGATTGGCAACAATCCATTTACGAGCAGCACCGAAGTCTTTACTCTTCAATGCTCCTACAAGTTTTTCTAATCGAACCTGACTTATCTGTGCCAGAATGCCAGTGTCGATGACCCCTGATGCTGCATACCTTTGCAGTTCGTTGAGGGTGCGTCTGAAGTCTGGGAAGAACTTCTGAACGACCTCAGCGACCACAGCATCAGTAAATTGTATATCTTCTGCTGTAAGTATACCACGACATCTTTCAAAAAATTGTCCTGCAATTTGTTGTTTCTGTTTTCCACGAGTATTACAATCAATAACTGTTGTACGAGAATGAAGTGGTTCTATAATTTTGTTTTTAAAATTACAAGTAAATATAAATCTACAGTTGCTTTGAAATTCTTCTATAGATGCACGTAATAATAATTGTACATCATGGGTTGTATTATCTGCTTCATCTATAATGATGACTTTATGTTTGGATGATGAGGTCAACGATACTGTAGATGCAAATTGCTTTGCACTATTTCTTACAGTATCTAAAAATCTACCTTCGTCAGATCCATTGATAACAATACTGTCAACTTTCAATTCTTCACATAATGCTTTTGCAACTGTAGTCTTACCAATTCCCGCAGTTCCACATAAGAGAAGATTAGGAATCTCTCCTGCCTTCACAAAAGATTTGAATGTTTTCTTCAACTCTGGAGGAAGAATACAATGCTCAATAGTCTTAGGGCGATACTTTTCTACCCAAAGAAATTCATTCATAATTTAAGATAACCAATGTGGTTTGCGTGATGGGTCGCGTAGATAATTATCTGCTGCCCATGGTTTACTAGCAATATAATACTTGTATGCAGTAAAAATGTCAATAGTTGTATCGTATTTGAACTGGTCAGGACCTGCAAATACAAAAGGTGTATGCTTGGTGTAGTCTTCTGATGGTAAGAGATGTGTTGCTTCTAGTAGTGGTCTATGACAAGAATGAATTTTGCCATAGCGATGAGTATATTCTAGAGACAATGCGATACCATGAGTAAGTAACCACCATGCATTTGCTAGAGAATCATTTGCCCATATTGTGCAAGGATGATTACGAAATGCACCTTTGGATGTTTTGTATGGTTGTCCATCATTACGATATATTTTACCATAACTATGACCCCACTCATCAGAGCAAACAATAGAAAGCATTTGACATGTTTCTAGTGGCATCTTGACAATGTGTTTGTCAGGAAGCACTCTTGCTGAGATAGTAGGGTCAGGGTCGGTAACAAATATATTCATAGCATAAAGGGTGTCTTACCCATTATACACAGAGTCTGGTTCTAATGCAATAAGATATTCTAAATCTCTGTTTGCATCTCTAAACAATGCAGCATTCTGTTTGCTGATGGTAACTTCATAATCTGCAGGAAGAAGTTTTAAATATTCTACCTTAAAATTAAATGTAAACTTAGCATCAGTAGTTCCTACTCTTACAGAGTAGTTGTTTGATGTATCATTCTTTTTGTCACGCACAACAAGATTAATTTCACTGCCATTACCTACAACTGCTAGATCAGCAACACTGTAAATAGATGCTGCTCTAATAAGATTGTTTAGATCATTCCACGAAACAATAAAACAAACATCCTTACTAGGAATCTCTGCTCTCTGTTCTGGTGGTGTAGTAATTGTT